TACCATTATCAATATGAAATGTATAATATCCATAATCATTTTCAATTTCAATAAATTCTGATTTTTTTGTTTCTAGATCCCAAACCATTATACCATGAGTCAATCCTTCTCCATGATTTTGTTGAATTAATGAACCAGCATATGCCATGGTCTTTTCTTCATCTAAAAATTGTGGTTTATGAATATCTCCTAATAATGATAAATCATGTCCTTTAAACATTTCTGTTGTAACATGAGTGTTACTTAAAGTGAATCCTGCATCTGTTGAGGCATTATGAACCGATCCATGATGAAGTGCTATTTTATAATCACCCTTAAAATCATCTGCTTTTATATAATCTATAGGTTTATTATAAACGGATAAAACGTTAAAGTGTACTCCGGATATCAAATATATACCGTTGTCTTTAAGATAGTGTAGTCTTTGATGATTCAAGGCTTTAACAATAGGACTTAAGGCGTCAAGTCTATAACTATTATTTAAGTTGCAATCATGATTACCTGTAATAATTAATGTAGGAGCTAAATCTGCTAATTGTTTAAAGAAATCTGATACGATTGCTACTAATTCTGGTGACATATCTGTTTTGGCATGTACTATATCTCCAGCCACATAAATTACAGAATTATCTGTTTTTGTTTTCTTTATATAAGAATACAATCGTTTAAATACTAATTGATATTCTTTATGTCTTTTTACATTTCTAACATGTACATCTGCTATATGATAGATTTTATCTATCTTGTCAATTCCTATATCTATAGTGCGCATAAAATCTTTTGTTCCATTAATTGTTCTGAACTCATTCTAGTTGTCAATTCTAATATTCTTTTTATCTTTTCAAATCCTAATTCACTAGGATCTCCAGATGTTAAATCTACAAAATATACATCAATACCATTTGACATAAAATATTCAGCTGTTTCTAATGCTTGTTTTTTGGCATCTTGATCTAGACATATGTATATTTGTTTTACTCCTTTTTCTACAATTCTCTTTTTTAATGTATTTGATATTGTTTTACCAAATAAAGGAATTGCATTTCTTTTTATTGCAATTGCATCAAAAGCTCCTTCAACCAATACAATTGGCATATCCCAATTTATATGCAATTCAAATCCTACTATATCTTTTGAAGTTGGTGGATTTTTATGTTTCCATTTATCTTCTTCATAATAGGCTCGAGCTACAAAATAATTTAAACTTGCATTTTCATCATAACTTGGAATAATAATTTTTCCTGAATAAGGACCTTTTCTACAATAACCAATTCTATATCTTAAAATATCGTATATATCAATACCTCTACCTTTTAAATAATATACTGCATTTCTATATTCTGGTGATGTACTATCCAGATCCCATAATGGCCTGTATCCTTCTGGTAAATGTAATACTGGAGTATCAGTTGATGTTTTAGTTGGTCTATATTCTACATCATCTAATAATCCTATTAATTTTGATATCTTTTCTCTTTGGACATTTAATTTTCTAAATAATACAGCTAATTTTCTTCCTGCTGCATTACATACCCAACAATGCCAATGTTGAGTAACTATATTAACTTCCATTTTCTTTTTATGATGATTACAAAAAGGACAATTAAATGCAATGTTATCATTAGATGTGGTTTTGCCTTTATTTAAGACAGACTCTAATAGTGCTATAAGCGAAAATTTACTCATTTAGTTTATATTAGCATTATCATTTATAATAATAATGTTTTATTCAAGATTAACTTTCATAAAAGTATTTATATACTAATATATCGATTATTTCTCGTAAGGTCAAATTTTTTACGAGCTTTTTTTCTCTTTTAACCAACTTTCTGGAATAGTCTTTTCTGCCCATAATATTCCATGTTTATCACAAAACATTCCATAAGTAGTTTTTGAGCCTTTTCTTATTTTTGTTTTACCTGACATAAATACTATTCTAATATCTAGTTCTGGGTGTTGTTTCTTAATAAGTAAATGTTTTTTACGATCTTCTATAACCCACCTACCTTTTGTTTCAACTAATATACCATTTGGTAATGTGAAATCAATTGTATAGGTATGTTTAGTTTCTGGTTTGATATATGGTATTACTGTTGTTTCATATTCAAACTTAATTTTATTTTCTTTTAATTGATCTGATACCTTATGTTCGAATCCTGATCTATAACCATGTTTAATTGCATTTGCACGCAATTTGCTTTTATTTCTCCAAGCCATATGTAACTCCTTATTTTTTATTAACTAATTACAGTACCAATAAATCCTTGCCAACCATCTGCACTAAATGCTGTGACTGTCATTGATGCATTGTCTGGTAATGTTGCGGCTGTATCATCTGATAATGGAAATATTCTATCTCCTACATTTGGATATACTTTCATTTGTTCGGCTGATGTATTAAGTAATGTATATGTTTGACCTATTGTAACAGTTGATACGGCTGGTAATATTATTCCTTTTGCATCTGAATCTGTAGAAACAAATGCTACACCTGCAGAGGCTGATATTGCGGTCGCATCTGATGCAGCTGAGCCTGCAGCTGCTACTGTCTGAGTATTTTCTATATAACTATCTGCTATAACATTACCACTTGCGCTTATATCTCCTGATGCAGTTACATGTCTAATATTATCTATATCTCCCTGAGTACTTGTACTACGACCTGTTACACGAAATAATACATCACCTGAAATTGGTGGAATAAGGCCTGTACCAACTTCAAATATATGATCTTCTGAAGAATTTACTGCTGTACCTGTACCAGGATTGCAATCCATTGCAAGGAGAATATTGTTAGGAGTTCGAACACGAAAATCACCATCTGATAATATGTTGATTTCACATGTATTATTTGCATCAGCTGAATGATTTTGCATTAAAAATGAATCAGATCTTATTCTTGCTGAATTTTCAGAACCAGATCCAAACCTAAACTGAAAACTTGATGTTACTCGCATCCTATCATGTTCAAGATTTACTCCAAAATGCTCTGCAGGATTATAACCTCCAGCTTCTACAGGATTAGTTATATGTAAACCAGATGATGATATAACACCTGATGCGCTTATATTGGATGCTGTTACCGGACCAGACTGAAAATCGAAGTTACTTCCAAAAAATTTGTTTGGTATAAGAGGCGTTCCTATATTTGTAACTCCTCCAGTATGTTGAAACACTACATTATCATTTGACTGAAATTGATCACCAAAAATGAAATTACCTTTTAAATTACCACTTGCAGAAATAGCTCCAGATGCTGTTACATTACCTTTAGTTATATTGATTCTATTTACTGTATCCTGTCCTATATTAATTGTACCTAATGTATTAAAAACACTTAATTCACCTGGATCGCTGGTTGCAAGTCCAATAGATTTTGCAAAAATTGTTCCTGCACTCATGCTTATAAATTGTGAAGCTGTTATGGTACCAAAATGAGATGAACCAGCTATCATAACCCCACTTGCACTTATATCTCCTGACGCTGTTATGTTACCAAATTCTGATAAACCAGTAGCCGATATAGATCCAATATAATTATTTGCTGTAATTGTTCCTGAAGCACTTATATCATTAGATGCAGTTACATTTCCTGTAAATGTATGAGTATCATCTGCAGAATTTCCAAATTGATTGGAACCATTTACCAACATTGCAGATTCTGTAACAGATTGTACAAGATATTGCTGAGCTATTATATTACCCGAGGCACTTATATTTCCAGCAAACTCAACTGTATTACCAGAAAATGGTGTTATATTATTTACTTGTATTTCACTCATAATCTTACGCTTTTATATAAATATCCTAATAGTCCCATCTTACTATAAAATTCATATCAACATCTGATCTTTTTTGTATTGGTTGTGCACATTTTCCAACTGCTAATAATTGTGCTTGATCATCATATAAACCAATTGTTGTAACATAAGGAAGTACTGTACCTGAAACAAACATTGGCTTTCTAAACTCTCCAGGCAATGAATTTTTACCATCATCAGGACAATGATTA